AAGATCTGTCAGACCTTGATTTGGCCAAGATTTGCTTTTGTGCCAGGCGCAGTGCTGCAAGGATTCTGTTTGATCTGCACCGCCATGAATTGGTATATATCAGTGGATATACCAGAGTGAGCGCCAATGGCCAGTGGCGGCCTCTGTGGTCATGGGGTGATGGGATTGATGCTGAAGCGCCTGGGCCAGTGCCAGGCTCAGAGCGCATCAAAAAATACAGAGAGAAAATGTCAGCAGATGATAAAGACTTTGGCTTGGCCAGACGTAGGCAGAAGAGACGGGTAGTTAAACGCGACCCACTTGTGGCCGCGTTTTTTGGTCAGTGATTACTGGTTAAGTAAAGTAGAAAGCCTTCTGCGTTCTTCTTCATCTAAGGTTTGAGGTTTTGCTGTTTCAATGTTCAGCAACCCTGGGCCACCCATATATTGCATCGCTGGCGCTACGGGTGCAGCACCATAAGTAAACAATGGATCAGAAATCATTGAATATAGGTTTTGCGCTCTAGGTGACAGATAAGCCTTTGTCGCCAGAGCTGGCGTACCTAAAGCCAAGGCTGTGCCAAGGATTGGTTCACCAGTTAAAGCTGTACCACCGGCCATTGCAGCACCAACCTTTGCAGGCATTGAGGTCAACATCCCCATCATTCCTAATCGCTCAGAGGAGCCAGACGTTGGCACTTTGGCCTTCAATGCAGACTGGGCAACCTGTGCCAAGTCTGTCAAAGTAGCGGCATTTTCTGGCCCAAGAATTTGGGGCAATGTTGTTGGGGATGCCTTAACATCTTTGATAAGGTTTCGACCAAATTTGGTAATGTCCATTTCTCCAGTTGGAAACATGGAGTTCAATTGAATGTCAGCCAATATCGCTTGGGCAATAGATGTCTTTTCTGACTCATTCATCAAAGGCAAAACTTTATTGGCAAAACTGTCTTGATTGCTTATTACATAAGAAATAGCAGTTTTATCGCTAGAGGGTTTAATTTTCTCATTTAACTCTTTAGCAGACCCATAAGAGCTTCGTAATTCTTTTATTTTTGTGACCTGGTCATCCATTCCAGCAGCGCGGAATGTCTCATCTCTTGCATCATCAAGTGAATCACGCAAACTTCTAAAAGCCTCTCCAATTTTTGTACCTTTATTAGTAAATGCTAAATCTGCAAAAAGCACTCGTTGATCTTGGTAATCGTTGCCAGGTATCTTGCCCTTTTGTTGATAACCCATGTATTCAAATTCAGGAATACCACTGTCAACAAGTTGTTTTCTAAAAGTGGCTTGAGTTGCCTTGTAGTTAGGGTTTGTTGGATTTATCCCAGCCTGCTGCAAAGCAGACTCAACCATTGTCTTTAATTCATCATTTGGTTTGCCAAAATAAAACTGCTCAAAACTTTCAAACAATGGGTCCTTGCGCATGGCCGGAGGAATTGACGCTAAGAGTTTTTTAGCATTTCTAATTGAGTCTTCAAACTTGGGTACTTGTGTTAGGTCAATATCAGTTTGTGATGCTACTTGTCTGATTTGACTTCCAACATTGTCAACATTGCGTTGTGCCGCACTTTTGACAGCACTGGCCCCAGATGAAAATGCTGTATCTGGCTGTGCTGGCATACCGCCAAAAGTATCTGCAATCTTGTTGATTATGCTTTGCGCATAATCTGATTGCTGACTGTAGCGTTTTGTAAACTGCCCAGCAGACAATGGCAAAGTTGAGGCCGTTGCCTCAAATATTTGAGCTGTTCTGTTTGTGCCAGCTTGACCAGGAGTGAGTGCAGTTTCTCCTGTAAAACCAAGATCGCGTGCTTTATTTGCAATTTCAATGGCTCTTGTTTCTGCGCCAGTTTTCTTTACTTGTGGTTTTTGGGCCATCGATGCACCACCCACCGCGGTGGATGCAAGCATTGATGCAATTGTTGATGGGACTGGGCCAAGCGCCTGTGTAGACTCGGCAGCCAATTGCCCAGCCGCACCAGCTGGTAGTGCAACACCAGTTTGAGCAACGGGCCTTGCAGCCATCTGCTGTGATATTGCCCTAGCTAATGGGGTTGTTGCTTTTTGTGCTAATTGTTGCAAGCCAGAAATTTGCGAGGCCGTGCTTCCAACTGCGCCTATGCCAGTTTGAAGCATTCTTTGGCCAGTTGTTTCTGCCTCTGGCACTCCGGCCCTGGTCAAAAGATTTTGTATTCCTTGGGATGGCGCTGTCATTCTTCCATATTGACCGCCTGTTACCTTTTCAGCGCCAGCAGTTGCCAGATTTGCAAGTGCAGTAAAAGCATCAGCCGCAGGCAAGGCCAATCCACCCGCCAGCATACCAACTGGGCCAAATGGAGCGCCCATTGCAGCACCCAGTAAAGGTGGCGCAAGACCTCGCACGGCTGCGCCTGCGTAGCTTCCAGGCTCTTGACCTGATTCCGACCTTAAACCGCGCTGTGGTTGCATTTGTGGAAAGACTCCAAATGCAGCACCATCCGCATTTGCAGATGGTCTTACTTTTGACAATACTTGGGCGGCAGCGCCTGGGCCGTATGTTTCATCAAACATTGCGGCAAGCTCAGGCCGTTGCGACAGCAGGTAAATGTCTTTAGTCGTTGGTTTTTTTTCAGCCATGATTATTTTCCAAATGGATTAGATTCGGTATACACAAAACCTCGCAAACTCTTATTGTTTGCAAAGTAATAATTTTCTTGTTGCTGTGCGTAGTCTTTCTGCTTTGCTGCCAAATCTTTGATGTCTTTTAAGGCTTGAGTTTTAGACGTAGCAGATTTGCTTGGATTGGCTAAATCGCCAACAGCAGTGTCATAGCGTTTTGCGTCAGCGTCAGATGTTGGGCCAGAGAACTTGGGAGTCTTCAAAGCTAATTGTTGACCATATTGAACCAGTTTGTCGTTTGCATCTTTAGCGTCAAAAGACAGTGGTGTTATAGCATTTAGAGCGCCTTTAACAAATGCCTCGCCTTTACTGCCAAATGCTTTTGGTATCAAACTCGCTGCACGATCAGCAATTAAAGCACTATCTTCTGCATCTCTAGCTGATTGAAGATTTCTTTGAACTGTATCAAATTCTTTCTTTTGCGAATACGAAAACTGCTCTGGCTTATTTGCTTCAGCTTGTCTGCGCAATTCAAGTGATTGGTCGGCAATATTGGCAGCCAATGCTCTTGCCTCTTTTGAATTTTGTAGTCCTTGCGATCTAAACTGTTCTAAGGCCGCTTGAGATTGATTAAATTGAGACTCCATTCTCAATCTGTTAGCTTCTCTTTCTTCTTTTGATTCAGTAAATTGTTGCGCTCTTTGCGCCATGTCTGCTAATTGTTTGGTGCGATCATCCACTTTGTCAGGGTCTAAAGTTCCAGCATCAAAGCTGGCTGCGTATCGACTTGCAACATTGCGAATGTTTGCTGGAATGGTTTGATCTGATGTAAACACGCTAAATGGATTCACCTCTGATGCGCCTGCGCCAGTAAATCCAGCCCGTCTTAAATCTGGGACTAATTTTGCAATCTGGCCAAGACTTTCCAAAGGATTTTTAGAAAGCATTGCCAATGCTTGTAGCTTATTTGGGTCAATTCGAAGTTGTGTTGATGCGGGTGTTACTTGCGCACCAGGCATCAAGTTGCCCTCATCATCTCTTGCTGGGAAACCAGAAAAGCCTGGGATTGCTGTTACTTCTGGAGTTGTGGTTTGTTGAAATACTTGGGGAAACAGTTTTGACATTGATGCTTGACGCGTTCTTGCGTCTTGCGACTCTTTTATCTTTTCACCCAAAATTAAGTCTTGCAGTGATCCAGCTCTTGCCTGTTGATAACCTTGCTGGCCAGCCTGCAAAGCTGATCCAAGTGCTTGGCCCAAGCCAATGCGTTGTGGGCCACGGCCACTGGCTTGCAATAGTGCAGCAGCTGCTGACAGTGTCGCATTGCGGCCCATCAATTTGCGCTGGTCTTCCGACAGTAGCGCATCAAGTCCTGATGGTGTGCCACCAAGAGCGCCACCACCAAATAAATTGCCTAAACTTGCAAAATCAAAATCAGCCATTTTGTATTCCTTATCTGCCGCCTAAAAGACCAAGAACACCACCGGCCACAGCACCCACTGGTCCAAACAATTGGCCACCAGCCAATGCACCACCCAAGGCGCCAGACGCTGGGTTTGAATACTGTGGTGTCGTTGACTGCATCCCAAGATTGGCAGGCTGCGCACCGAGTGAAGACTGGACCACGCCAAGACGCTGCAAGCCAATATTTCGGATTGCATCCATTTGTTGCTGGTCCAATGCTTGACGCGCACCGCCAGCACCCATGACCGCTTGAGCGCCACCAAGACGCAATGCTTGTTGCTGTGCAGCCAAATTGCCTAGCTGGCTTGCACCACCCAAGCGCAATTGCGCACCTTGCAAGCCTGCTTGCTGATTAGCAATGTCGGCTGCTGATCTGCGGCCAATGTCGGCCTGCTGCATGGCCATTGCCTGATTGAATGCCTGCTCGTTTAATGTTGTGCCTAATGTGGCAGCCTGCTTGGCAAACCCTTGGTTAGTCAAAGCCTCTGCCACACCTTGGCGTGATCCACCAAATGCACGGGCAGCCGTTGCACGCTCACCAGTCTGCTGGATAGCCGCTTGACGCGCTGCTTCCAAATCACCCAATGCATTGGCACGCACAGACTCTGTATAGGGATTCATGTAACTGCCAATTGATCCTGGTCCAGTCATGCCTAGATTGGTCTGCTGCGCTGTGATCTGACCAGGCTGATAGACACCGCCATACGCGGCCATCTGGGCTGCCAAGTCTGTGCCACTGATGCCTGGGCCAGCCAGAGCCGTGTTGACCAGAGCCTCCTCGCCTGCCTGATACATCGGGTTATAGCCGGCAAACTGCTGAGTCGGCAAAGCGCCAGCGACCCCTTGGGCCTGCTGAAAGTTGGCCAAGAATGCTTCTTTGATCTGTGGATCAATGGAGCTTGTTGAGGTTGTTGTTCCACCTTTTGACATATTGCCACCTTATCCGAGTAAAGATTTTATTTTCTTGGCAGGCACTTTGCCTTCGTTAATCATGTCCAAAAGTCCCTTGCCATACTTATTGACTGAAGACTTCTTGATCACATATTCACCGCGCATCATGTTGACTTGACCCTCATCAGGACCAGCAGGGTCAGGACCAAAGACGTTGGTAATCAATCCACCCATGGCCGCGCCAGAGCCTGGTGATCCATCACTGCCTGGTGCTGTACCGCTTGCGCTTGCAGCAGCTGCCGCAGCAGCACCAGCCGCACTTGCAGCCGCTGCATCACCAGTTGCATCACCTGGTCCACCACCATAATAATCAGCCAATGTTGTGCCGCCCTTGGCAGCGATATCGCGTGCCAAATTAGCCGCAGCGATCTGGTCATAGAGACCAGGGTTATAGCCACCCATGCTCAAGTTACCGACCACGCCAGCGTATGGGTTGCCCACGGGTCTCATCTGGCCCATGATCTGAGAGTAGGGGGATGCACCACCAGCTGTCACAGCAGGGTTATATTGAGCGCCAATTGGGATTGACTGGTAATTGTTGAAGTTTTGTGCAAAGCCTTGTGTGGCATTTGAAAATGGTGAGACTGCATTGAATCGGGTGTTGACATCATTCAGTCCCACACCAGTCAAATCAGACACTTGGGTGTTTGAAATACCAAGACGATTCATCTCTGCTGCAATCTGCTGGTCAGTCAAGCCTGGAGTGGACTTGAGCCAGTTTGTGAATGTGCTGAAGTTGGCCTGATTTCCTGTTGTTGTTTTATTTAATCCAGCCAGTCTTGCCGCTTCTGCTGCTCTAGCATTAGATGCATTCAAAGCAGCTTGCGCATCAGCCAATGCCTTGGCATCAGCAGCCGACTTAGTATCAGCAGCCGTTTGCGTTGAAATTGTCTTCAGTCGTGCATTGATCTCACCGACTGGCACGCCAGTCATGCTTGATGCCTGCTGCGCAGTTAATCCAAGACGATTAAATTCAGTGGCAATTTGCTTGTCGGTTAGACCAGGCGTTTGCAGAAAATTATAAAACGCAGTCTCTTGGGTTGTGCCAAATCTTGGAGTTGTTGTGCCACCAGTCGTGCCACCCGTTGTGCCACCAGAAGTGCCGCCAGTGTCGTCAGCAGTAACTGTGCGACCGACTGTGTTGGTGGGTGTAGCAAGCCTAGACTGCACTTCTGCGACTGGCACACCAGTCAGCTGTGAAATCTGAGTAGCATTGACACTTAGTCGGTTTGCTTCATTAGCAATTTGCGTGTCTGTCAGACCAGGGGTCTGCAAATAAGCAAGGAATTGTTCTGTATTTGTGGCCATATTTATCCCCTAAAGTTCCTTTGCAAGTACAGCCCATTTTGGTTTGTACCCTTCGTCTTTCAAAAATGTCTCTGACCAGCCCCTTCGGCCTGCTAGAGTCACCCTGGTGCAGCCAACAGACTTGCCCCAGGATTCGATCAATGGTCGCATCCGTGAGAGTTCATCTAGGTCGCCACCAGCCAGAAAATAATGCAAATTCTTTAGCTGCGGATAGACAATGATCTCAGTTAACACCACCGAGTCCTTGGCCGGCCACAGCTGTAATCTGTGATCCTCGACCATCTCAGCGACATCGTCAAAATTATGTGTGCCTCCACTGTATTCTAAGGCAGCCTCCACATGATGGCGCAGCCTGTCCAAATGTTCTTGGTCGCTCATCGCTTACCGGCTGGGATGGCCTCAAGCCTCATCACGCCAATACGCCAGTCAGCCAAAGTGTTACCAGTCACCTTCACATTGACCTGACGCGCTGCGAACCGGACATCGGTCGGGTTGGCTGCCGTGTATGGTCCAAATGTGGACTGGTCACCTGTCGGGTAATTTCGGGTTTTGAATGAAACCACCGCCTCGCCAAGTGTCTGCTCATCTGGGACCACTTGCCTGACCGACATGATGTTGTCGCCATTGCCAAGCTGCACTGGGCCACTTTCAGCATAAAGGCTGGCGCTGTCATAAGCAAAACCGACCTCATGCTCGTAAATGTAGCCGTCAGTGGAAACCGCCAAGGGATTGGTAAACACACCAGCATCAGTGCCAGCAGTTCTGGCCAATGTGCCTATATTCCAGTGGTTTTCTCTGTAATTGAAAGTGCAGTAACTGTCATTTTCATTACTTCCACTGCTGGGGTAATACCACCAGATTTCACCATACTTACTGTTATGGACCGCATAGACCTTGGATGCCTGGTTAAAGTTCATATTGCCAAAGACATAGTCCGACACATCACTTGGCAGTGGCTTGACATAGCCGTCATAAATCCAAAAGCCAGACTTGCTCATCCAAATGGCAGCAGTATCAATGGCCGCCACCGCTTGGGCCGAGATCAATCCACAGCCGGAGCCAGCCTTCTCAAAGCCATAAACAAATGGCGCGCCAACATATTGGGCCGTGTGGACATCCACATCTGTAAACAGTAGGTTGACACCCTTGACTCGCTTGCCGGCGATCAGTGAGCCAGGCGTTGCCAGTTCATAGTCGCCTGCCTGATTGTCGCCAGCTGGGGTCCAGACTGTATTGTTCTCTTGGTCGCACCACTGCACTTTGCGTGGATTGCCACCAGCGCCAAGGGCAAACATGATGCGCTCGGCAGTGACTAAAACCGCCTTGTTGCCCGTTGGGGCATTGGTGATTGCTGCTGCCAATGTGGGCGTTGTGAAGCCTAATTGCCACTCATAGAGCTTGCCATCGGTACTTGAGCAAGCAATCAAATACTCGCCCCATGTGTCCATGGACCATGTGGTGGCCGGAGTGACTGACCCAGTGTCTGGCCTTGCCGTGCCATAGGCCAGAGAGCCATAGGTGCTGTATCCATAGCCGGTCTTTGACAATGAATCTGCAATGCCAGCTGTCAAACCAGTTGGCGTGATTTCTTTGAGTGTTCCACCCTCATTCATGGCATAGAGTTTTGTGTGCGTTCCAGCAGCGATCCATCGGTTGGCACTGTTATCGCGCCAGGTAATGAAGCCGCGGCATAGGCCAGACATCTGGCCAGTTGCACGTTTTCTCCAGCCACCCATGGGCCGTAAAGTATTCTCGTACCAGCGCACAAGGTTTGCGTCATACCAGCGGCCTGCCGACTGATACTCAGTGCCGTTTCTGTAAATGCCTGGGGGTAATTTGAGTGGTATGTACATGGCTATATTGTTGGTAAGTTGGACACAAAGCTCATTGTGACAATGGCTGATGGCACTGCTGGCCGTGTGGGGCTTGTTCCGGCAGGGTATTGCTCAATGGATACACCGACATCGGTTGGCCTCCACATTATCTCAACATAGTCAGTCGCATTTAAGCTCACAAAATAATTCAAAGCCATGATGAGATGGAATGGGTCACCGGCCGATTTTCTTGGGGCCAAACCAAATCGGCTGTTTGAGTTGGCCGAATTTGTGCCATTGACCCGAAACCAGACATCCACATCCTGAGCCGAATTTGTCGTGTTTGTAAACTGAATGGAAAACTGCAAGTTCCAGATTCCGGCATCGGCCACAGTGATTCTGGACCCACTGGCAATTGTCACGCCATTGGAAAAGTCTGTGGTGTTGAATGTGACCGCATAGGCCGTGGTGGTGTTGGCAGCCACTTGGTCGGTCGAGTCTTGAAATGCCCCATAGGGGTTATTCATAAACTTGCCGCCCCTTGGTCCAAACAGAGACCCCAGCACTGTAGTCAGTTTTCTGAAGTAATTGTTTAAAGCGCCATAGTTCTCATTCAAGTGCCTGCGCTCATACGCCTCTGGCGGGAAACCCAGACTCGGTATAGATGGGGACTCTAATTGTTGCTTGACATTGGCCATGGTGCAATTTTATGCCTCAATCAAGCAAAGCGCACTCGGCTTTTCTGCGCTTTAGTAGACCAGGCAAAACCTTGCCACCGCCCTTGGTCCACAGCATGAGCTGCTCTTTGGCGCCTTCCCAGTCACCGGCATTGATCTTTCGTTTCAATGTGGAGGTCTGGAGCCT